CGCAAATCGAACAATTCTTTAATACAACGGATACCATGCTGCAGGTTTACGAAGAGTTAACCGAAAATCGTTTACATAGTGATGTAATAATGCCCAATGTTGATAAAAAATTACCACTCGAAATCGCCGTGAATGAAGTTGTTGACAATGATATTTTCGGAATAACAAACGAGAACATGATTGCGGAAATAAGAGAAATATTACCACCTGTAAATCAAATTTTTCCTTATGTGTCACGTTTTATACCATTAAATTTACCTGCTGTTGAACAGGGTAATTTGCGTGTAAATAGCGATGTGTTTGTCGATACCACTGGTGAAGTGCGTAGTTTTAAAATTGCACGTGATTTTGAAGTCCTGAGACAAGCGCAAAGTAACAATCGGAGGCAAGCATTGGAGACTCTGCTAGCACGTTATGCACGCAACACGAAAAAGCACAGTCCAAAGGATACAATGAAGTTGTCCAAAACATTATATGGTACTTTATCGCGCTTGATCTTTGGCAAGACAGATATTAAGTTATTAACGAATGTCATTAGAGAGAAAGCGACTGCGGAACGTAAAATGTATCATTACAAAGAATATTTGATCGCTTTGCAGAAGAAAATCGGTTCGGGTGCATCATCACATCTTACGATTGCAGAAATTGAGGAAGTCTTAACTAATACATCTGAAGATGTTACTTTCTTTAATAAGAAACAAGGTAAACATGATTTAAAAGTGGGTTATGATGCTAAACTAAAAGCTGGTCAAGGTGTAATGAGTTGGAAAAAGAAGCTCAATTGTATATTTGCAAGTTACTCAAGATTGTTACTAGAAATTATAATGGAGTTATTACCAAATAATATAATGATTGCCACTGGAGAACGTGATGATATAATTGGCGCAAAACTCGCCGACCTTGCCGAAAACATGACGAGTAACACTAAACATATGAAATCGGATGCAGAACAATGGGATGGGTCTTACAATGACGTTCTTATAATGTTGGATATGTTATTGTTTGAAGCAATGAGCATGAATAGTGAAATGCGTGCAATGTACTACCGACAACGTTTAGAGTGGCGGGCTTTAGGACCCGATTTTTGTTTTTATGGTATGTTCAAACAACATTCTGGGCAACCTTTTACTTTTAGCATGAATACGATCGGTAATATGTCTTTAATTAATACCGTCTTTACATTCTACAATATGGTTTTCGCAATATATAAAGGCGATGACTCAGATGTTGCTTGCGATAGTTATAAGATGACAGATAAAGATTTTATGCATGAATGTGGACACAATTATAAAATTGAATTTGATCCTGTAGGTGAATTTGCGGGATTCTTCATTACGCGTTATGGTTTCTTTCCCGACTTTCTAAGAAGGATTTGTAAGTTTTTGTCTAAAGATTATTATAGCGATGAACATTTGTCGCAAGCAAAATTATCTGTAGACCAAGATCTTCGTTGTGTTGGTACAGAGATGGCAAAAGAAGAAGGGATACACGCTACAGTTTACCACTATAAATACCTCGGAATAACTGAAACATTTGTCCGCATGCTTATAAGCTACGCACATAAAGTGCATGAAATAAAATTTTCTGATTTGATTCATACTGTTCGTGAGAATTTTGTTATTGATAATCCTAAATCTTTTTAATTTTCCTTGTATTTTAAAAGAACTAAGAAAACAAGCTTTTATTTGTTATTATTTCACATTATTATTATTATTTCTACACTTTATTTTAAAATTTTTAAATTTA